GATCTGTATGAGTATATCTCACTGAATCTTGATCTAATAATTTTTCAATTGATTTAAAATTATAACCATCTAAAGTTTCAAAAAACAAAAACCCAAAGTTTTTTGTGGATGATTGTGCTTTTGGACACAACCATTGAATTGTATCAAGAGGTCTTTTTAAATTACCTACAAAAGCATAAGAATTAGCAGCTTCATCACTTTCAAGATTTTTACTAGTTTGAATGCCTTTTGTGTCTGTTTTTAATAATTGTTTCACTGTTCCTGTTACATTACCAGCATACTTTTTGTTGACTCTTGCAGTTTCATTTATAATTGATTCAACTGTAATAAACTCTAAAGTTGCAATTTGTTTATTTGTTTCTGTTATAACATTTCTAACGGAGTTTAACATCAATTTATGTTTTTCAGAGGTAAGTTTAAAATCATCAAACCCACCAATCTTAACAGTAACATCTATATACTCTCCACCAGTGATTCCCTCTCTACTTATCACTTGATCAATATCAATAAAAGTTACGGTCAATGCTATGGTTGGACTATCAAGACTCTCATAATAATCAATCATTGGGTTTCCACCAACGATGTCATAGTCCTCTTTTAAAGAACTTCCCTCATTCGGGCGTAACATACATTTGTTAATAAGAAATTTAGTTTCCATTATGATATCATCTTCGCAATTTCTGGTGGTAATCCAGATTTATTCATATCTGATACTGACAGATATTTTTTAGATGAAATAAGTTTTCTAAAAGGTATTGGAGCCTCAGTCATTTTTATCTCTGCGTCTGAAACTTGTGGTGGTTTTGCTTGAACTAGAGGAGTAGAGTTATTAACAGGTGGTGGTGTAGGTGGTATCGTAGCTTCTGTTACGTTAGTTGAATTACTCATCGCAACTTTATCAGGAGTTTCTAATGATCCTACATCATCACTCTCCAAAACAGGTTCAATAGATTTTTCTGATTTAATAGTTTCCATATTATAACTCTTCATTATTTCTTCGCTATATGTATTTCCCATATCTAAACCCATCTGTATTCTCATTTTTTGGTTTTCAGTCAACGGCTGGCCAGGAGTAAAAAGTTCACCACCGATTAATTTTCCAGATCCTTTACTAGTAATTGATCCATCAGGATTTACAGTGGTTTTCATTGGAATTTTACTCGCTTCTTCTTTTAATTCTTGCCTTTCGGTCTGGAAATCTTGTTTTAGTTGTTCACCTCTTGTAAGATCTTCACCATCCTTATCATCTTTACCAAATACTTTTCTATATGCCATACCAGCTAAACCACCACCTTTTACAAATTCTAAAAGTTTATTTTCTTTTTTCTCTGGTTTGATTTCTTCCCTATCAACTTCTTTTTTATCACCAAACATCTTTCTACCTAAGTAGCCAGCTACGCCACCTTTTTTGACAAATTCTAAAATTTTATTTTCTTTCTTTTCTGGTTCAACTTCTTTATCGACTTCTTTCTTTTCTGGTTCGACTTCTTTCTTTTTTGGTGGATTATTTCTCCCGCCGCCACCACTAAAGGTAGGTACATCAACCTTACCATCTTCTCCCATATTTTTTATCGTCTTCTCTAAGCCATCGCCTGCTTTATTAGCAGTTCTTTCAATTCCACCTCCTATGAGTTTTGCAGCTGCACCGACAATAGGTATTCCACCAAGTATACCAATTAGTGTTTTACCAACAGCACCTCCAAGAAATTTAATACCGCCACTAACAGCAGAACCAATAGCACCCTTAATTACAGGTAAAAGAGCAGGCCACATAAACTTCAGTGCAAAAGCACCAGCCCCCAATGTCGCTAATCCCTTTAAAAGACCACCAAGAAAACTACCTCCTCCTCCTTTACTTCCAAAATCTTCTCCTTTCACGCCTTGTGGCCCTTGTGGCCCTGCTGGGCCTTTTAAACCTAAGAGTTTATCTTCAAAATCTTTTTTTTGTTGTGTATCCTGTTCTTCTAAAAGTCTATCCTCTTTCAAGTCTTTTTCTAATTTATTCTCAACTATAATATAATTTGCAATATCTCTAATCTCTGTCTGCATCGCTTCAACTGTTAGTTGCAAACTCTCTACCAACAATTTATTAGCGTTAGCGACGCTCATGACAGAATCAGATTTAGATAAAGCAGAACTAGCTACTTTCTCCACCGAGTCAACTCTCTCAAAGAAACTATTGACATTTATTTTATTTTTTGATTGTTCCTCATCCATACCTTTGAACACCCTCTTGTTGTTGTTTCTTTAGGTTTTCTTTTTCAATATAATTTTTTAGAAGAGTTACATAGATATCCCTCTCCCAAGGCATCATATTTTCGAGTTCCGTCAAGCTATATTTATGGTATTGCATAAGAGCGAAATTGATACGGTAATAGGATTCAAGATCCTCTCGTGCAATACTTAGCCGAAAAAATCGGCTAGACCCTCCAAAATGACACTACCTTTTTTCTTTGTGTTTGGATTTACAACTTCAATAGTGTGAGATAATTTAGGCATTGTCTCAAAAAACTTCTCAACTTTTTTATATTGTTTTGAATTTAATTGTTCTATAAATTCAAGTCTTTCGGACGGAGTGTAATCCTTAGCTTCCCACGCATCTTCTTCTGTATAAACTGTATCCATGCAATCAGCAACAACTTTAAAAGTTTTATTAACTATACTTTCTGACGCATCATCTATCGAAAAATTATTTTCAATAAACTGTGTAAGTGATGGATACTTCATACGAAGAGTCATATTATCATCTAAAACAATATCAGTCGTATGACCTTTTGGTTTGATGACTTTGATTTCATCCACATACACTGTGACTGGAACTTTTGTCTCTCTGTCGTCTGGGCATGTCACAGTTAATTTAATATCTTCACCGATTGACTTAGCACGAATATTCAAAAACAAATATTCAATGTCAAACGTAGGCAGACTATCAACATCAATTCCCTTAGTCAAGATACATTTTTTTAATACATCTGTTACGGCATTTGTGATATCATTTTGATTTTGTGATTCTAATGCTATAATTAGAATCTTTTCCTCTTTTACAAGAAAAGGTCTATATTTAATTTTTTTATTTGATGAAGGTAACTTCAACTCATAAGTTGGAGTTTCAATGGTTGGTAAAGGCATAATACTGTGTTCAGTGACTTATTTAGAGGAGTTAAGCGGTGTCCATATTAGTGTTAATTGGGTCAAAATTATTAATGTTGTAAGAATTAACTGCGTTTGGATTATTAAGAACTGCTTGATTAGTTTCATCATAATTAAATCTTGTGAAGAATCTATCATAAGCAAACTGTATATTACATCTTAACACATTTGAGTCACCATAGGCAACTCTCATGGATGTTAAATTAGTTGGCCAAATATTTACAAATTCATAACTTGATAGAGCAGATTTGTAATCCGCAGCACCCTCTGTAAAAGTATCCCTTTCAAACTTTGTGATATGAATAATTTCTTTATAATCATCTGGATAATTAAAACGTGAATATGCATTAGTAAATCTTTGACCTCCTTGAATCGGATTTATATATGACATCCATGTTTCTAAAACCTCTAGAATCACCATGTCTGCATCACAATAGAAAGTAAGATTTAATGGTGGAAAATTTCTAAGATTTGGAAATGCCTCTGTTATGCCTTGATGATGTCCAGTTACTGTAGACTCTATAAAACTTGTGCCTGGAATCTCTGCTTGAGTACACAATAAAGACATTTTTCTTTGAAAGTCAAACGATTGAGTTCTCCTTTTACTTGGAATTGATCCTTTTAACCAAGTTTGATACTTTCCAAAGGAAAAAGTGACTTGGTAGAAAGTATCGATAGATGGGCGTGCAACAGTATCTCTGACATTTGCCATGTCTCCTTTAAATATACCTGATCTTCTTGGGAATAAATTATTTTCTGACACAATAAATAAATTTAAGTTGTTATTACTATATATGAGCTATAAAGGAATATATAGGCCCTCTAATCCTAAAAAGTATAAGGGTGATCATCGTAACATTATTTATAGGTCTCTTTGGGAAAGAAAATTTATGAATTATTGTGATTTAAATGAAAATGTAATCGAGTGGGCATCAGAGGAGTTTTGGATTCCATATCGAGATCCAACAACAAATCGTGTTCGTAGATATTTTCCTGATTTTTTTATTAAATATAAAGATAGAGAAAATAATATTCGTAGATCCGTGATTGAGGTAAAACCAATGAGAGAGACACTAGAACCAAAAATCACCAAAGGCAAATCAAGAAAAACATTAATAAACGAATCCATGACATATGTTAAAAATCAAGCAAAGTGGAAAGCAGCGAGAGAGTTTTGTGAAGATCGTAAACTAGAGTTCAAAATTATGACTGAAAAAGAATTAGGAATCCGATGAGCATTCTTCAAAGAATATTAGATAAAGTTGGTGGTCAAGTCACTGAGGATTATTTTCGCAGTCAATTGCTTGAGGAACTTGGATCAACAAATTTTAACGATGATTATGCAGACACTGCTGGATTTTCGCCTGGCGAATTGTATTTCTTTACATATTCAGCACAAACAAAACAACCATATTATGACATGTATCCATTATCATATGTGATTGAATATCAAACAGGTGGGTTTCTAGGATGTAATCTTCACTATGTTACTTTAAATCAAAGAGATGAACTTGCAAAAAGTTTACTAAATAACTCTGCTCAGGGTGCAGTTGCAGTTCCTAGAAGAACTCTACATAAATATGTTTACAGTGGTGTGAGAGGAACACCATATCGCATTCCAAACGCAGAGTGGTCAGATGTAGCACAGCTACCCACTGAAAGATTCGTTGACATGAGAGGAATACCAGTTCCAAAAGACCGAGTTTACAACAAAAACTAATGGCAGTATTAGAAAGCAAACCATATAATTTAGGGATTTCACTAACTCCTTATCATTTTTCATATGATAATGGAAAACTCGTCGGCGTAAATAAACAAAATGATGCTGGTAACTTCATACCTGTAGATCCGAGCACAAATGAATTTACAGACATTGCAAACACTGATGAATCTTTAGACGCTTTTAATTATGCGGAGTATGGTAAAAAAGGTGTCGTTGATAATATCACTTTAGCATCAGATGAAGAATTAGCTGATTTTTTTACAAAAAAAGATAATAAAATTAAAAACGCATCTGTTCAACCACCACAAGCCGCTCAATTTGCCGCACCGAAAAGTATTACATATCAGAGTAATTTAAATCAATTTAACAGCGGATATTCACTAGGAAGTCAATTAATGGCTTACCCACTTGATATCAACGTTGATCAAGATCATCTTAAAATTTCAAAACATAATTATGTTAGACCAGATATAAATCAGAGTAAAGGGCCGCATGACGTTAACGTTAAAGAGAAAGTTAATAAAGGTGCAAGTGGTGTAGTAAAAATAAATGTGGATGTAACAACAAATCGTGCTGGTGATAGTGTGGTTGGTAGTGAGTTGATGGGAAGTATTTTACTGCCAATGCCAAAAGCGACAGATGTTAATGGTGTTGCATGGGGAAAAAGTGAATTAACCATATCTGGTCTTGCTGCTCTCGGAGCAGTAAAAGCTGTAGATAATTTAGGCCCACTTGTGACTGGTGGTAAAACGCTTTCTGGTATCACACCAGA